GAACATTAAGCCTTTCAGCTATTGTTAATGCCATATTAAGTTCAATTCCATGCTTTTGCCCATAATCAAAACCAATAGCAATAACATCTTCAAAATTTTTCTTTGCCCAATACAAACAGGTTGTACTGTCTTGACCGCCGCTAAATAAAACAAGTGCTTTCATAGATTATGTATTGCGTATTTTTGAAATTTTACCCATTGCTCAAAATTATATAAATTAAGTTCAATAGTTTTTGCTTTCATATTTTTATTCGATTTATATTTTTGAGTTGGAAAACCATCATTATCGAAAACAATTACATTTCCAAATTTGCCTCCAACATTCCAAGTAGTACTATCTACGCTATCAAATTTTAATTCTTTCAACCAAGGAGTTGCAGTAAATCCTAGTCCATGTATTTTAGCATTATTTTTATGAGCATGATTAATAAACCAATGTAATATCTTTGGATTTGCTCTTATCTTTTTGCCATCATTACTTGCAGTTGTCGTACCTAATGCTACATAAGGATAATCTTCACAAGATTTAATCCAATAATCAGAACCTCTATTTGAATGCCAACAAACAATAGGCGCTATTCCAACAGCATCTTCAATCTGTTTTCTATAGTATTCTACTTTATTTAAACCAACAACACAATCAATGTCTAATTCAAAAAACAATTTTTGATTTGTATGTTTAATAAAAGCAATGTATTTTTTCACATAGGCATCCCAGTCAAAATTTCTATACTTCCCAGTCTTATCATTAATTGCTGAAAACGCTCCACTATCTAGAATATGTTTTTCTTGATTAACGTAATCGCCAAACTTACCAGTTTTATGTTCCCAAAAAGATGATAGAATATAAATGTCATCAGTTTTTTTATTCCATGTTTTTTCTATAGTCTTAAATCCCGCTAGATAAACAATCATAACCCAAGTAATTTATATACTATTTGCTCTTTACTGCCCGAATGTTTTTTAAATTCTTCATTTACTAATTCAAATTCTTCATCTGTGTACTCCAATACAATTTTATTTTTTTGTTCTTTTTGTTCATTGCTTTCTTCAAAAAAATCATCTAAATTAATACTATCTGTATTAAAATTATTGACGGTTAATCCCCACTCGTCTAATTTATCGGAATCCCATTCGTTTGCCAATGTTTCCCAGTTCCACTCACCGAAACCAACATTGTCTTTGATAATAAATTCGCGCTTCTGATCGTCGGTGAGGCTATCTGCAATTATTACTTCCACCTCTTTAACTCCTGCATCTTTTAACGCACGTAGTCGCATATTGCCACCAAGCACTACCATGTCCTTGTCAACGACGATAGGACGTAGTTTAAGCATTTCAGGAAAGTCTTTAATAGACTGTACTAACTTTTTGAATTTATCGTCTTTGATAATTCTTGGGTTGTCTGGGTTAGGCTTCAATTTGTCAATGCTAACCTTTTTTGTTTCGCTCATATTCTAAAATGTAATGATGTATACGTTCGTATGCTTCACGGATGCAACTTGAACACGACATTGGTTTAAGTTCACCGTATATTTCTAACCATGCAGACTGTAACGCTTGACGCGGTGCGGTGCTAACCTCCTGACCAACCTGAATGAATCGGTCAATAGCTTCGCGATGCTGTTGTAAGGCGTTGTATGTCTGTTCAGTCATCGTTGTAGGTTCTTGTGGAACTCCATCGTTAACACGCTAAACATAGAGGCAAAGCCTGACATTAGCACGGTAACAATAATGGATTCTACCTGTGTAAAATTACAAAACAGCATAATGTTAATGACTAACGCGCTCCACCATGACAAGCACAGCCCACAGGTAAACGGTTTTAGGCTTATCTTGCCAGTGAATTTTAGCAGGATGCGCTGTGGTATCAAAGTACATTCCGCGAACCAATAGCAGAACACACCGATCAGGGCGTTGATAAATAGTTGGTGCATCATTTGTTAATTATTACGTAGTTATATTTACTTAGGTCAATGTCGCTGATCCATTTGCGTTGTATGTGGTACGTTCCATGATAGTCGGATGTTTGTTTCTCCGTTTCATTCATGTAGTACGTTATCAACACCTTTTTGTGCCGTCTGCAAATGTTTACCAATGTCGTGTGCAATTCTATGTCAGCACACCCCACCTGAACAATCTCGGTGGTGCATTCTTTGATTTGCTTGGTGTGTTCAATTAGGTCGTAGGTCATCGAATATCAAAGCCTTTAATGTTGATGGGTGGAATAACCTTAACACGGCTCACAATAGTTGCCCATGCTCCTTGCGTCATTAGGTCACGACGATACGGGAATAAATGCCATATTTTGTTAAGCATATAACCAGTTGCTGCAGGTTCGCTATCGTGGATGACAATATAATGCGCCTTGTCTGCTAATTTAGCGATGTCGACGTGTCTGCGTTCGCCAGGACTGTGATCGATCAACACAACGCTATACTGATTGTGTTCTATACTATCCCAATCCGTCACGTGCGTTGCTCCAAACTTAGCAGCCCATTCTTTGTCATAATCGTAGCTAATTAACTGCTTTTTGTGCTTTTTAGCATATTCTTGCAAATACGGTGTGCTACCGTCACCGCATCCCATTTCGAGAATTGGAAATGCTGATTGTTTTGTGTGTTGTAATGCCCACCAAAGTAAAGGACGGTGATTGTTCCAACCCTGTACGTCTTTAAGAAAGTCCATTGATATTGTCGTTTAGTATTTGTAAGCAGCGTTCTGTTTCAAATAGGTTAAATGGTCGTGGCATATGCGCGTCGATACCGTTGCGAAGTTGTACAACACGCTGCATAGTATTATTCCAGTTAGCGCGGTCAATACGTCCCAACGCTAATCCGTTATCTATTCCTCTATTCAATGCAAAGTAATTCGTGATGCGTTCGGTAGCGATAACTTGATCGGTGAACCAGTAATCGTTAAAATGCGGTGATTTACTAAATTGACCGTATTTGTGTAGCAACTCGGATGTAGTTGCTTCGGGAAATAATTCCTGCCACATTTGTTTAGGTGCTGCAATGTAGCAAATAGGATGCTGAGTGTAGCCTGTCAAGTCTCTACCATACACCGTCCACTTGTCCGTGTCAGGATTCCAATAGTTTGACAATGGCATCATATCAATATCGCCAGTCATTACTATTCCATCGCTAACATCATGATGGCCTAACAGTCTAATAGTTTGCGTGTACGTGTCTTCACGGAAGTCACGGTCTGATGTGATAAATAAACGACGAGCCGTTGTGCCGTTATCGTTGTGCTTTACGTATTCATTGCCAAAGTCGTTAATAACATACGTTAGCGTGTCCCATCCTAACGAGTTCCATGCCTGTTCTACGTATGGCATATAGTTCATGTAGTCAGGATTAGTGTTGGTGCTTAATATCACCGTTCGTTTGTTGCTCATATCGTGTTTTCTTTTGTCCAGTAAAATATGTCAGCGTATTGTGCTTCAATCGCTCTAATGTGATCAAATCTGTCGCGGTACTGTGCAAAGAACTTCATCGTTGCAGTTTCATACCACCCTGCTGCACCAATGTGTCCCGTACAATCATTTGACGATCTTAGCTCATTTGCAATCGGTACGGTAATGTCAGGCACTTCGTTAAAGTATGCAGACAAGTACGTATTAGGCATCCCTTTAAGATAGTGTTGCACGATAGAATCGCGCCCGTGTTGACTAACTAACGGATAAATAAATGCGTTCAGCCAGTCTTGATCTGATCCTTTATTGGTAAAATTAAACGCTCCGAACTTATTAAACATTTGATCCCACGTAGCGCATCCCGTGTACTCTCTAAATTCTTTGCTGCGAAAGGCAACCATACCACCCATTAACGGGATGTTGTGACTAACGCTGTCAGTAATAGCGTGACACATCTTTGTTCCGTGCATCCAGTATTCAATCAGTTGACGTTCTTTGTAGCTTGTCAGGCTGTCTAAGTCACGGCATAAAAATAACTCCACGTCACAATCAAATGCGGGTAATAAACGCCACAACATAGCCTTGCATAAAGGTGCTTCATCAATGATATGACATTGAATAATCTTGGCACGTTCTAATTCACCTAATATAGGGCATCCGTCATACGTCTTTTGGTCTGTATGCACACGGTTAATAAATTCAGGGTATATTAACCTATTCATGCGAATAGACAATAGCAAGGCACGTAGATAGCTGTTGAAACTAAAGCAGTTCTCAAATTGAGAGCCATAACCAAATAGGCTGTATGATATTATTTTCATTTGTTAGATTGATATCGATAAAAGTACAACACTCGATCAATAGTCCATTCGGTTTGCATAACTTTTGAGTTATATATCTGCATCGCGAAATCCGTGTCCTCACCAAAGTTGCTCAACTGAAAATGGAACTTATTAGCGATGCTGCGTTTTATTGGGTTGAGGTGATTCGGGCAGCGTTTGTATTCCTCTGATGTTTCAAAATACGGATTGCTTGTATTGTCAACACCGCAATAGATAGAATGACGGAACGGCTTTTGGTATGTTCCATCCACATAATACCAACCAACGATTCCGATGCAGTCAGGATTTGATTTAATGCCGTGCAACACGCTTTCAATATAGTCATGACTTACCCAGTCATCGTCATCAATGAATACCACGTAATCCATCCGTGCGCGTTCGATCAATCGTTGACGTTTTTCGCCAATGGTTATTTTACCCTGTGGCGTTGCATCAAATAATATCTCAACACGGTGTTCCGCTTTGTTGTTCCTGATTTGATCTTGTAAGTGATGCAGCAACATGGCGAAGTTGTCGCGTCGTGCAGGTAGTGTAGGTATTAATATACTAATGCTCATAAAAATTGTATGTTTTACGTGCTAAATAAGTTTCTTTATCCGCTATGTTAATTGTTCTGTTCTCATTGCGCTCATAGAGGCCATCCCATTCAGCCTTACCCCATGCAACATGAAGATGTGTGAGTATGTTGATGTTATCGCCCATGTATTTATAGCATCCGCGTAATTTCGCCACCTCCGTAGCCTCTACGTCACACCATAGGCTCTTGTAGTCGGGATGGTAGATGTAGCCGTCACGATCAAAGTATTTGCGCCCAATGATCGACATGGTGCTAATGTTTGACTTTTGGAATCCATCGCTGAAATGCACAAACAAATCCGTGTTACCGTCAAACGCTAATCGTATTACCTCATCAAAACCTTGCGCGGTGAACAGCATGTCATCGGACATATTTACTAAAATATCCCAGTCCTGAACCACATTTAAGTCACGGTTAATCGCGTCGATTTTATTCTTTGACGTTGCGACTGTTGCGATCACCTGCGATGCTATGCTGCATTCGCGTAATTCTTTACGGTATTGATCAATAGCAGGATCATCACTGTCTAATGTAGCCAACACCACATAATTGTCGCTAACGGAATTTTGTGCGATACTTTCTAATCCACGACGGAACTTGTCAGGACGTGAACGCGATGCATATTTGTATAGGATTCTCATTTTTGGTCATTTTTAGATTGCTCAACCTTCTGCTGCCATCGTTCACGGCTTACCTCAACCGCTCGTTTGATCTCATCAGGAAATAATGTCGGACGGTGTTCGATTTCGTATTGCAGGTAATTGTCAATGTCTAATGAATAAATGTATTGCGCTGCACCTAACGGACAAACAAACGGTGATGGGCTGCAACCTTCCAGATGCGCTCTCATGCTCATATCAGCGTGTTCAAATCCATATACACCGAACTTCTCGTCAAACACTCCGACCTTATCCAAACATTCACGCGTAAAGTACATCATGCAGCCGTTGCTGTTATTGTATATTCCGATATTAGGATCAATCGCTTTAATCATTCGCACGTCGATAGTTTCGTGTTGGTAGATAAAGTGACCAATGTTAGCCATTTGCGCTGCTTCAATAAAAAACAACTCCCATTCCTTTGCACGTGGGAACGCGTCATCGTCAAACAGGAATATATGATCGCAATCATTTAACGCTTCAAGACATTGATTCTTATTCCATGCCACGCCTTTCTTTTCCGTGTCAATGCTTACGTGCAATTTGTACGGTGATTGTGTGTACTTTTCAATTTGGTCAATCGTCAACTGTACGTGTTCAGGTCGATTGCATCCCGTTACTCCTATCCCTATCATAATGTGCTTAATACTTGTGTTACTTTCTCGTGTGCTTTGTTTTGGTTAAAATGCTCCCGTACATATTCATGCAGGTTGTTCGCCAGTCGTTCGCGTAATTCTTTGTCATTTGTTAGGCGTAATATAGCCGTGAACCATCCCTCTTTGTCATTGCAGACTAACGCATTTACGTTGTGCTGCAGATGCGGTGCGTAAGGTAACACGTTGCTAACTATTGCAGCGCACTTAGTCCAACCTGCCTCGATTAACTTCAATTCGGACTTACAGCTATTGAATACACCGTGTTCCATTGGAATCAATGCCACGTCAACTTCCTCATACATCACACCGTAGTCGATTGCGTCCTTTGCCCATAGTCGTTTGTAAAACTGTTGATTCCCGATGTGATTACCTTCACGAACAAACGACTTAAGGTAATCGCGATAAAAGTCAGGAAGTTGCGTGTAGTTAAATGTAAACATCCGCTCCACTTCCGTAAATGACGGATGCAGGTTAAAGCTATTTACAAATTGCACTTTTGATCTAATATGCTTATTCTGGTAAGCAGAACGAACACCATTAAACATTAACGCAGCATCGCGTTCGCGGTACATACCTGCAATAAAGCCAAATCGCGTAAATCTTGACGGCTGTTTGTTTGTGCTAAACTTAGTGATATTTGGATCAATAGTGTTAGGCACAATCGTCGCGTCAATGCCGTATTCGTTTTTGATATGACGCGCTAATGTTTCGGTTGAGCAAGTAACCGCGTCAACTATTTTAACGACTTCTTTAGTTTGGTTTTCCCACTCGCTAACCTCATTTAACTGATGCGTAAAGTATCGCACCGCTTCATCGTTCTTAAGGCTTGTCGCGTGTTGTATTCTACCTTTTATTGATTTGTGGTGCAACTGATGCCACGTTGGAATCTTCCAGTAATCGTCAATGTCAAGAACAATCTTTTTACCTGCCTCTTTGAGTTTGGTAAACAGTTCAATCGGATGCGCTCGGTTAATGACGTACACATCACTATCTAAGGGCGAATTAAGGATGTCATGCTTTGATGCTATTTGCGCTCCGTCAATTCGGCAATATGGCATATACAGACGATACAAGTCCATCCCGTTTGCGATCAATTCACGGTCTTTGCCGAATCCGTTGGTTAATACGGTTACTTTCATTGCTTGGTTTGATTAAATTCCTTTACCATCGTCCGCACGTACACACACGCTGACGAATAATGTATGCCTGTCTTTTTCTGAAAATCTCTGTAGCTGCGTTTCTTTATCGGTTCGTACTCCATGTACTCTAATGTGACCAGCGACTGTAAAGACAGTTCAGGATTAGTCTTGTTGTGATCACAAAACGTTTTAAACTCATGTATCAACTCAGGATCGAGACCAACGCGCTCCGTTTGCTCATCAACAACGTCCAATTCAAGATCGTCAATAAATTCGTATGTTGGGAAATTCTGTTTGTTGAAGTTTGATCGTGGTAGCATCACCTCACGCACCATTGTGATAAATGCGTAGTGTTTTAGTTTGCCGTTTTGATACAGGTTAAAAATGTTTTCCTCAGGCAAAGCACAAACACGCTCAATGACAAGGTGCAATAAATCCTCACGCGCTGCGAATGTGCGACAGTAAGCCTTTATTGCTGAGCGCAACTCCTTACTGTTGTACAACTCCGTGATTATTTGATCTCTGTTCACGGGCTGCAATTTACGCACATTCGCAAAGCGTTTAGATATTATTTATTGACATCAGTTAACACACATAAAAGAATCAATTACTCGCATCCGTTCCTGCGTTGCTTTGATGTGTATTTCGATCAACTCCATGTTAACCTCATCACCTGCTTGTTTGCACAACTCATACAATTTCCAAAGATGGTCAATTTCATAACCAACAAAGCAAAGGCGAAGTTCAGGCGTATCCGCAGCTGCGTACATATCTAATTTAGGTGACAAGTCAGCCATTAACGTTCTGTATGCTTCAGCGTATTTCAAATCAGCCTTCGTGTTGTGGCGGTTGTTGTGCCTCCGCAGCGCGTGAATAACGGTAGCATGATTACGGTTAACTATTTGCCCGATTGACACCAACGATAACATGGTATGCTCTCGTAGTATGCCCATCACCAATTGGCGTACCAATACTATTTCGCCCAGTCGCGTTTTGCCTTTGATTTCATCAAATGTTAACCCGAACACGTTGTGTACTGATGCCTGTAATGCATACATGAATTTCTGTGAATCTGTTGCTTTCATTTTTGTTTTGGTTTTGGTTATTAGTTTAATTTGTGGGATGTGCGCTATGAGTTGCGTGTATTTGCGAGTTATAAGCAAGTGCCTGAAATCAGTATGCCTATAAAAAATATTATTTGAAAGAATAAACCAATCGCTATAAGTTGCAATGTTTCTTTATTGCGTATGCACCAGCTTATAACAGCACCTAAACAAGATGGCTGGCTTTTTGCTTCTAATGAATTTTTATCTGTATTCATAATTTTGTTTTTTTAATTAAGTTTCGAGGTAATAATCAGCCACCTCGTTTAGCTGCAAAACGTTAGCTGCTATTTTACCGACCACTCCGAAAGTTTAGACTTGACAATCAATTTCAGTTCATCAACCTTTGACAATGGACAGCGAAATGCAACCGTTTTAGTTTGCTCCGAGTATTTAGGTTTAGCACCCGCATTTTTGCGAGTGCCTCCCCTTTTTTCTTTTTTAGTTTTCATTAATAATAGCGTTTAGCTCATTAATCCTTCTTTCGTGATACGCATCAATTTTTGAACTTTTACCTTTTAATTCAGTTTGCTCTTGTAAAAATTTTTCAAGCTCTTGCTTTGCACAAATTACATTTAAGCTATCTGAGTTCCAGTTGATGATTGTGTTGTTTGAAGTTGTCATTTTGATTTGTTTTAATTGATTAACGATACAAATATACAGCTACTTTTTGATTATGCAAACTATTTCAAAAATATTTTTACATTTATTTTCTAAAGTGTTGAAAATCAAAGAGAAAAAAAACAGCAGATAACAGCACATAAGCAAAAGCGGGCGAAACAAACTAACCGCATAAGCCCGCCTTCGGTTATCTGCAAAACGTTAAAACGGCAAGTCATCAGCCTTGTAAACAAAGTCCGTGTTTGGCTGCAATGTGTTACTGATGTATGTCTTTTTAGGATCAACGAACAAAGTATGCTCACCGTCCCAGTTAAGATCAACCGTTCCAGTTTCACCGTTACGATGCTTTGCAATTATTACCTCTGCTTTACCTTCCGTGCTTTGTCCGTTCTCATCCTGCATTTCACCGTAGTATTCAGCGCGGTGAATAAACATAACTATATCGGCATCCTGTTCGATTGCTCCTGATTCGCGCAGGTCTGATAGCTGCGGACGTTTTTCACCGCGTGATTCTACCGCACGGCTTAACTGTGATAAGGCTATGACGGGAACATTGCAATCCTTTGCCACGCGCTTCAACTCACGGCTAATTTCGGATATAATCGCTTCACGGTTTCTATTACGTCCGTTTGGTACGCTGACAAGTTGCAAATAATCCACAATAATTAACCCGACACCACCCTGAACTGCTTTCAACGCCTTGCTGCGTAATTCCTGCCAGTCAATACCTGCCTTGTCTTCGATTTGTAACTGATGACATTCTATCACACCACGCGCCTGTTCCACTTTGCGGAGTTCATCCGTAGTAAGACATCCGTTTTTGTAGTTGTGCGAATTTACCAGCGATTCCATTACGATTAGACGTGTGGTAAGTTGCAGCGCGGACATTTCAAGGCTAAAGAACAATACAGGTTTGTTAGAATTACGCGCAAACGCTAACGCTAACGCTGTTTTACCCATTGCAGGACGCGCTGCAAGTATCACAAGGTCGGATGGCTGCCATCCACCAAATACACGGTTCATGTCGGTAAATCCTGTGCTGATTCCAGTCGGTAAATTATTCTCACGAGCGTATACTTTTTTAGCGTATTCCTCGCGCTCCAACTTTACGACCTCCGCAACACTTACCACCTGTTTACCTTTAGTAGTTTCAGACATTAGATAGTCGTT